CAGTCTACAGGTAGGATATGGAATAACACTGAGAGAAACGCCGCAATTTTCTCCATGTCTTAGTGTAGGTTTATCGTATAATTTGTTTGATTTCTGATTATGATAGATATTATATTAACGGTCAATAAGGAAAAAGTATATGAAGAGGTAGCAAAGACCACATCGTACACCGGTGCGAAAATGGATGATGAGCTTGCCTACGATCGTATATTTACGACGGATGAGGATAAAAGCATGCTTGAACGTTTTTGGTGCGAGAGTAAGAATACCATATGCAACAGTTTAAAGAAAATGCTTCTTGACGAAACGGAAGCTGACAGTGAATACAGGCTTTCGTTGGGGCTGTCGAATTCATTCGATGAAGCTCTAAAAGAAAGTATGCAGCGTAGCTTGTTTTCATTCTTCGTGATGAATGTCACTGCAAAGTGGTACACGTTTACCAATAAGGAAGAAGCTGCCGGATATGCAACGGAAGCTGCTACCTATATGGAGGATATAATGCGTAAGGCATTTTTCAAAAGAAAGCCCATGCGCCCGACATACGAATAATCATTAATTCAAAATATTATGGCAGAAAATAAGAAAACATTAACCGTGACACAACAGGTCAAAGAACTTGTCTATGATATTCAGAACAAAGCGTATTTGACGGGACAGGCACGAGAAGCGGCCGGCAAGAGCTATCAAGTCGCATCCAATATGCAAGCAAGTGATGACGATGAAAACAGCTATCAGATACGTCGTTCGTTGGCCAATGCCTTTTCCTCTTTAAAAAGTCTGCTTGGAGAGTATCTCAATGAGGATAATACAACAAGCGATAACCTGATGGATGAAGAGATAGATAATAACGGTAAACTTTCATTGGAGTTTTTGCTTCCGTCTAACTATAACAACGCTTCGGCGGACGCACTGGGAAATGGCATACATTCATATCTTGTAGATATGGCACTTGGAGAGTGGTTTGCCATAACCAGTCCGGAAGATGCCAATGCGTATATACAACACTCCGGGGTGAGTCTTGAAAACGTGAAGCGTGCACTCTACAAACGCAGCCGTCCGGAAAGACCGACTTATGATTAATTGATGTTCAAGCCTATGGTATATTGTCAAAACAGCCAGTCTAAAACAAAAGCGGTAACACTTGTGTTTAAAAGGGAAGAACTGCTTTACGATGCGGAGAATTATTCTTTTGTAGAGGGCGACATTATGCAAGCGGAAGATGAACACGCCAGACATCAAGTATTCGACATCGGTCAGGACGGTAATGTGGACAGAGTTACGAGAATACTTAACCTCGTACATTCTGAATGCGTGGAAATGTTGTTTCCTTATACGAAAGAAGAAATTTCCGATAAGCAGGAACCCCTTGATAATGTTATGACCGTGCCGGAAGAATACCTCATAACCCTTGTTTTGCCTGTGGAATTTTCATTGTCTACCGTGAAGTTGCTGAAACATCTGATACACGAATATATGGTCTGCAAGGTCCTTGCCGACTGGATGAGCATAACAAATCCAGGCAGCCAAGCCAACTGGGAAGATAAAGCCCGAAATATCCGAATCAAGATACAGACTTCCCTTGTTTCACGAAAAGGCAAGATAAGACGAAAACTAAAACCGTTTTAAGAATAGACAAGAGCCGGGGTGCATCACGCATACCGGCTCTTTCTCCTTATAAACAATCTGATAACCTTAAAAATAACTGACCTATATGTTTCATTTATCGTAGTCTGTTGAGCATACGGGGATTGAACTGGACACTAAATCCTAACAGGCTTTCGGATTTGTCAAGTGTACAAATGAGTGCAATTCTAAATGCTTTGTACGGTGTTCCTCTGAAACCACGCATATATTTGTCTGTACTGCTCCATACAGTATGCCAATTAAACAAATCATTCGAACCGTACAGTACTTGTACTACATGTCCCGACTTAAAATATCCACGTTGAATGATGGTATCTATCGTCTTGAACACATCTGGCTCATCCATTTTGAAAGGGCGGGTAACCACTAATGCCGTTATGTTTTCAGCAGATGATGTAGAAAAATCCACAAGTCTGTTTCCGTCAGCCATTGCTAATGCTTCCGGATACGAATTGACATTGTTCACTATGTCTGACAGCATCATTCCCCAAAGCTTTGACTTCAACGAAAACACATAAGCATAGCGTACAGCCGGGTTATACACAATGATATGCTGATTGGTATAATCATATATCATCCGGCAAGCGGCAAGAAAATCAAAAAACGGAATCATAGCAATATCGTCAAGAGCCGTTCGTTCATTTTCGCTTGCTTTTCCATTATAAACTGATAGAAGTTTATCCGATCTTGGCAAATCAGAAATAGAAAACAAATCTTCCGCATTTAAACTTTCTGATATGCACTGCACAGTAGAACCACTTATCAGCATAATACCTCTATTGGTGGCAAACAGCACTGCATTATCAATTTGTGTGATACTGTTCGTATTTATACAAACCTCCCGTGTTACAGGTTGCCGTGCTGAGTATGATCCCGTATTTGATACTTCTAAGGCCCATACACCTTCTGATGTAAAAGCATAAAGTGGAAACTGACCGAACTGTCCCTCTGATAAAGCTTTTACAGCTGAAGATATACCAAGAATAGTGCCAGTACCTATTGTATTGATACCGAGAACCGGAAAGTGAAATGGATTATTGATTTCCGATGTGTATATTTTGTTCGGTAAATCAATTATTCGCTGTTCACGGGGACTTGCTGTAGGATAATCACTAAGTCCTGTCGGAGGATTTTCCCAACCGGCAAAATAAAAAGCTCCGTTAAGGAATTTGTGCTGTTCAAGTGGCACTTCATAATATTGTGGTAATCCATAATGCGTCACAATAACTGCTTTGTATGCGTTTATATTAGGGTAGAACAAAAACAGCAATGGCGGATCCAATATTGACGCTTGATAAGATTCTCCATTGACCACTATGTCCCGACCATCCTGCTTGATATAGAAGTATACAGAAACAGGCATTGTTCCATCAAAATAAGTAGGGGACATTCCATCAAAATTAGCAACATATCCGTTGGTATATGTAATCATCGCTCCTGTGTTATACAAGTTATATAATTCTTTTTGAATGTTTGCGATGTTAAGTCTTGAATTATAAACAAACGAATAATGTGGAAGCAATTTATCATGACTGTCATAATCATCTGTCATAACTTCTCGTGTTACCAATGACTGTAGATAATCTTCTTCGATTACCAGTTTTGTACGTGTAGTGGAAAGTTGTTCAATACGGAGACTTTCAAGCAGGTAGAATTGCGATGTTGAACGAATATCCTCTTTTACATCATCAATACTTCTACGAGGAATCATCAAACGTCCACTTGGATAAGTCAGTCCGTTGGGGTCAAATGTAAAGGCATATAGTTTATTGAATGTATGATGTTGATAACGAATTGGAAATTTGGAGGTAGAAGCTGCTTGATTTATATGTTTGCATACACAATAAGAATTATAGTTTTCCGATTGTGCAAATCTTGTACATTTTCCGTTTTGGTCATAAGTATAAATAGGTTTTGAAACAAACACATCAACAGATCGAACTATATCTTTCCAATTTTTAAGCATATCAAGGCGAGACTGAAGAACAACGGCACAATCAAGGTCGTGTATCATTCCACATATTCGAAGTTGCGCATCTGTATACTTTCCCTTTCCCGTCAGGTGTGTCCAAAAAACTTGCGGTGCAAGGTCTGATGAAGCAATCATCAGAATCGGAGCCGAGTGCATTGTCAATGTTCCATCGTATAGCCGATAGGCGTATCTTACAAAGAAAGGAAAAATGAATTTGCCCTTATTTGTAGACCTTTCAGCAATAAATTTATTGATATGGGCAAGTACTTGGTCTGTAATTCGCGTTTTATTGTTATCAGAGAATTCATTCCAAATGCTGCCTTCACTAATAGCATCAAATGATATTGAAAATTCATCTGTCCGAACCATTTCACCCTGCAACCCAAATGAAAGTGGGCATTCAGGTATTTTTGTACCAAGATATAAATATCCGTCATTATTTCCTTTCCATAGAAAATAATGCATACCGTCAGTTGACAAGATGAGAAGCGTATTGCCAATAGCTGTTACCTGATATACCTCGTTAAATGAACGAAGAAAAACAGGCTGATGTGCGTCAGAACCATTCCACCAACTGATAGAATTGTTGTTAAAGATGATATAGTGCTTGAAGTTAGCCGATTTATGAATATACATAACCGAATCACCATCTTTGAATTGTAATACTTCGGATGGCGGCAATATGGGTTTAAGTGCACCGTTTTCGGGAATAACACCTATCGATGTTGCCAAGTCCCCATCGGCGCACTCATAGTCCGATGGGTTGGCAGAATACCCGTTGTATTTTATTTCTTTAATCATATCTTTCTTACAAAAGGAGTTTGGTAATGATTGGTAGCAATGTGCCATGATATTGGCTTTCCTTAGGCTCTCCAACGCATAATCTCGCCTTGTCTGTTACACCCGACACATCAAGTATGGCGGAGCACAGCCTTTTAGATGAGGCTCTGAAATGTTTCCCTTGCCTATTGGATGGAAACACACATGCTTCATGCCGACCGCCGGTTGGTGAGCGGTATCTGACATAAAGATATAATTCTCCGTTCTCACTCATAATATCCAGGACATCACCTCGCGAGAGATGAAGTTGCTTGGCTATATGAGATGTAATGTCTATTCTTCCCGAAGAATAGAATACTATATCAGCCTTTCTTGTATTTCCTAATATACTTTCCATTGGGCTTTTCAATTTGATAATAGATGAGACCTTTGCTTGTATGATGTATAGACACAGACAGTTTGACTATACTATCACCGGGTAACCCATGCTCATAAAGCATAAGACCGACCGACGGGCACAGACTTTCAAAGCCTATGCACTTATACTTGTCATTATATTGAATATCGCATAGTTGAGTCGGTTGTCCGATATTTGGATTGACGGTGAAGCCGAAAGAATCTTGTCCGGCAATTCTGAAAACAAACACTTGGGCTGCATCGCCCTTTTTCGCCTTACCTTTGATATGGAGAAACAAGCGTTTGGATAGCGTGATTGAATTGTCGTTACCATCGGCAATCACATAGTAGTTACGTGACTGCCACCATGTTTTTAGTTTTTTGATAATCATAATACGAAAATAGAATGATTCACAGATTATTATGGTTTAACTTTTTACAGACGAATCGAAATATATCCGGCGTGAACGGAAAGAAACTGTTTCGACAAACCGGAATGACAGAGTTGTTTCGATTTCCAGTCGATGCCGGTTGGCGGCTTCTTTTGTTGCAAAAATGTAAGAACAGATTTCTTGCTTTGTTGTTCCTTTTGTTGCTACAATGTTGGCATAATATTTGCGCCCGAAAAGGAATGCCATGATTTCTTTTAATACAGTTGAGTTCATATTGTATGATTTAATCAGTGAATAAATTTGTCTGTCGGGGTTCTTTGGAAACGGAAGAAACTCCGGTAATACTATTTACACGTTCAATTTCTCCGTCAATTTCCGTTTCAAGTGCCTTGCATTTCCGCAAGTTTTGTTGGGTGCGACACTTGAAATAGTCTTTCTGTGCTTTGCGCATCAGAACTACCTTGGTAAAGAATGTTTTTGCATCCATATGATAAATACATTAAAATTCTTTATGGGTTGCTAATTGATAATCTTTCTTTTCTTCTTCTGATAGTTCGTTGTAGCAGCTTTCGCAAACAACAGGGTAACCGTGTTCTTCTTCAAAGTACACACCACAAAGTTGGCAACACCAACCGTCTATAATATCTTCTGCAATGCTCATGATTATTTCATTAATTCAAATTCATACGCCCAAACATAGGGATTGCTTTCCCAAGTGCCTTTACCGGAGACTTTATCTATGAGGGCGGCAAAGGCTTCACGTGGAGTATCAAATCCATTGTCTTTGTTTCCCTCAAATTCATAAAATATAGATGGCGGAAACTCATCATCACCCGAATCTTCATATATCCCTTCTTTCAAGCAATCTTCATCGCTAATGTCCTGTAAGCGTTCAACCTTACGATCTGTAAATTCAATATGGCGGGGCATTAGGTCGGCTTTCACAAACATTTTATTAGTCCAACCGGGATGTAATTTCAGTTCAGGCAATATAGAATCCAAGTATTCTAAGTAAGCTGCATTTTTCCCTTTTCTATGAAATCGGTCAACATCCATATAACTTTGCGCAATGGCAACAACTTCTCCAAGTTCATATTTCGGCAATATCTCGCCCATATCAAACTCTCTTTCATCAGCATCGTACATACAAGGCCAATCAACAATCTTTTTGTCAGAATGGCGTCTGTGTATATTGAATCCTGCGACCCATTCTCCCCTAAAAGTTCTTGGACATTTGATTATTCTTCTCGTCATAGTCTTCCGCCCTTCCAATACAGCTTGAGTTAAGCCAAATTTATCATTGAACATTATTTTCTTCATTGTAGTATTCTTTATTAAAGTGTCCGTTGGCAATCAGCCAATCAATAGCCAATACACAAGATTCGACAGGTGATGCGGTTTCAAAGGATTTCACATAGGGATAAGAGAGTAACCAAGCATCGCTTGTTTCGTGATGCAAGCCAAAAACATTCTCACTGGTTCCTATTCTGATTTCGGTCGGAAGTAACTCCAACAGCCTACACAAACTCCATGCAGGGACATCCTCACCCCACAATCTATCAAATACTTCTTCTCCGGCCATTGGCGATCCGTCAGGATGCTTGTGAAAAGGAAATGCAAGTTTGGCTATTCTTTGAGGAGTCCAAAACTTACCTCTCAATGTAGGCGGCTTGGTTTGTAACTCCCACTCTAAAGCTGGTACCTTACTCTTTGTATGATGATATACCATATCAGCCGTTTCCGGCTTTAGTCCCAAAGCGAGCAATCTTTTTGACTGCTCATGGGTAGTACATATTTGCGATTTAAATTCCATTGCTCTTATTTTTGTTATTAGTTAAAACTGATTGCCACATACCTATAGAACCGTATGTATCCGAAACAATAAGAGGGATTCTCTGTATTATCACCTATCTCAATTCGCACGTTATAGCCTTTCATCCGTAAAAAGCGTGCAGCTATTTCATAGGCGGTGTATCTTTTTCCATGAATATCCCAATAGCTGGATTTCCATACTGTTTGAGGAATACCTTTTTTCAGAATCTTCTTAAAGGCTTTGGCGGTTCGTATAACTTCTTTTTTATTCATATTTGTTCCGATTTTAATTTCTTGTTTATTTCTTTTTCAGCAGCTCTGGTCCCTTTCTTGAAACCCTCTACAAAGCTGTCAAAACAAGCTCTATGGATTTCTAAAGTGCATCTTTGCATAAGTGGACAAATCGAACATTTTTGGCTAAGCCCTGCGGACTTTTTAGCGAGTTTCGTTACATTTTTCATTGGTTTATCCTTTCATTCTGCCTAAAAAGGCAAGTTTAATCACATCATATTGAGTTCCTATCCATGCAAATTCCAACATGGCATTATCGTCTGCAATGTCATTAATTTGCATGATTGGGTAGTTACCTTGATTTGTGCTATAACAAACACACGAACTGTAAATAAAATCCTCAACCTCTTCTTGACTTCTTGGAACATTGAAATAACTGTCAAGGCTTCCGATTATATGCTCTTTCAAGTATTCGGAACTATATGCAGCAGCAATCTTATCTTGATTTCTAAGTGCATATCTCATAACTCATCTTTATCTCCTAATTCAGACAACGCTTGTTCAAACTCTTTGAGTTTCTTAATGGCGTAATCTCTACGATAAGTGATTATATCACGACTTGTATAATTTGTATAGAACCGGTCTATAAGGTTTTGAATAAAAAACCTTTCAGGCTCTTCGCAATGATTCAATAGAATTACATAATTCGTGTTTCGTGGGTGGAAACATAGGAATCTATAATAATTCACTTTGCCGCAAGAACATTCAATTAAGCGTTCATCAGTCTTTAATTTCCTAATGTCTTCAGTGTTCAATATAGGTTTCATGATTTAATCCTCCATATTAGGTAGTAAATCTTCGATGTATGCCCAACGGATAATTTCTGCTTTTTTGTAAAAGTTATCCCAATTCATCGAATCAGGGATTACGTTAAATCTACCATTTTTGCATTGAGCAAGATAATTTCTTTTCCTTTCCGGACATTCTTTTGCATCATGCCACACGCTATTGATGCGCCAGTTTGCACCCCATTCCGCAGCTTTAGTGTGTTCAATAAATCTATCCACAAACCCCGGATTGTTCGGGTCTGCTGCAAACTCATTTGCATAAAGATGTTCCTTTATTGCCTCCTTGATGTTTTTTTTCATTCTTCAACTCCTTTCGGTTTGTTTATCGGTTTCCAATGGGTTATCTTGTAGTCCTTGTAGTTGCAGGTTATTTGGTCTAAATAATCTTCCGTCCACCCGTATTTATTGTAATAAGCTGTCAAGTAATCTACTTTCCATTTGTTACTACAGCATAGATATTCTACCCTTAAAATGCAATATGTTCCAATTGGTGGCACGTCTTCCGTGTCCTCTTTGCATTCGTGCCATTCTTCATGCTCATTCCAACGCCTTGCGATCTCTTCACAAAGAATATTTGAGCTTTCCACATCACCCAAGTGGATTTCTGCTATTTGGTAATTCATACCGTCCTTTATACAAAGTTCCGCATCCAATTCATCCGCACCAAATAAGCGTTTGCCTCGTGCTGGTAGGCAAATAAGTTTCAATGTATCAGTATCTAATTCGCCTTTGGCGTATGCCCAATTCAGTTTTATTTTTGTCATAATCCAAAAATATTTTTGTAAAATTCAAAATTTCTGTTTTCTACCTTTGCATCTTCCGGATAATAAGTAGCGCGATGATACCATGCTTGATAGCATTTCGGGCAAAACCATTGATTTAGCACAGCTATGTAATAGCCTGTAGATGCAGTTTCGTTGCAGTAGTCACAAATTCCTATTGCACCATATTGTCCTAATTCCTCTACAAGTTCTTTCCTACTTATTTGGATTACCTTGAATCCTTTTTTATTGTCTTTTATATTTGCCATACCATTCCTTTTTTATTCACAAAGCCCATAGTAGCTCATACAACTTGTTGCCACATCATCGTCGAACAGAGAACCACCTGCACGTTTACTTTGTACATAACGAACAACATCGCTGATTAGAGGATATTCACCCTTATAATACTTAGATGAAATTTTATCAGGACCGAAAAAACTGCTGTTGAACTGTTGTTCGAGACCTGCAATGTAGCTTATCCTTTCTGGCTCTTGTACGCTGATATTGTAAATGTCTTGTTGTGAAGCCATCACGCAAGGAAAGCAACCAACACGTTTGTAGCCCATTCGGTAGAGAGGATTAGGCTGTATTCCATTTTCAAGTATATAGTCAATCACTTGTTGTGCCGACCAATCGAATACCGGACGCAATAGGTCATCAGCATATTTCTTTCGAAATGCCAATACATCTTTGCGACGATAGGTGTGGTACTTGTCCTTACCATTCTTATCCTTACCGTATGGCTGCACATAATACTTGAAGTACGTACATTGCTTGGACATTTCGGCACGCTTGGCACTCTCGGCAGCACGTATTCCTTGTATAATCAGAACAT